TGATCTGCCGGAGGACTGGGCGGAAAACCAGATTGTGGCCCCGGAGGGGCAGAGCGTGGGGCTGAGCCAGCAGCACGGGTACAACTACCTGATGGAGCAGGTGAACAATGCCCAGACGGCGGCGATTCAGATCGGGGCGGCGTTTTCTGAGCTGGCCACCACGGAGGATTTGGGCGGGATGCTGACCGCGCAGATTCAGGTGACGTACAACGGGGGTGGGAACTGATGGCGATTTATCGGTGGCGGAAAAGCACACCTGCCCATAGTATTAACGAGATAAGTACCGGACATACACGAGAGACCATTTGTGATTTTGGGACTACTCCCCCTACAGGTGCAAAAATTAAATACGCATCATCTGTAACAGTTGACAGTAATGGAACTCTTTCTTTAGTTTCTCCTGCTTCAGTTAATTGTAGCTGGGAATATGGTACAAATGTGCCTCTGAACGGCAAGACATATGTGCAAGTCGATTCGGGAACTATTTACATGATAGAGCTTACTGGCCAAATATATACCTCCAGGTCAGGAGGGGATGGTAGCGATTACATTGTTGTTTTAGATACAAATACTGCTAAGCCTGTCTATTTAGTAAGTATAGGTTCTTTAACAGCAGGTAGTTTTATCGACTACATTTACTCCACCAATTCTACCGCATACCCCAACGGCGGGGTGAAGGACGGTTACTATTACGACCAGCGGGCAGAGCTTAGTTTTTCTACCATTATCAACGTCCCGCCACAAGCCATGCAAGGCAATCAGATTACGGTGTCCTGGACGGCGGTTGACGGTGCTGACAGCTACATCTTGGAGCGCAAGGCGGACACGGACGCTGACTGGGTGCAGGTCTATTCCGGGGCGAATCTGACTTTCAGCGAGGTCGTGGGCACCTGGACGAGTGTACAGTACCGTGTCAAGGCTGGCGTCTCCGGCACCTACGGGGACTACACTACCAGCGCCTCTGTGCCTGTGGTATCCGCCTCCGCTGTGGTGATCTCCGGCTCTGACGGGAATCTGGGGACGCTGGTCAATGATGTGTCTTACACGGTGTCCTCTAACGGCACGAACCCCTTGACGGTGACGGAGATCATCAATGGAACCACTGCCCGGACATTCACAGCAACAAACGGCGCCAACAACAAGATTTTGGTGGTGGACTTGCCCACGGGCACGGGCACCATCAAGATTACGGCATCCACCAATCCCGGCAGCGGTGTGGTGACGGTGACGCGCAATTGGACATACACCAAGACGGCGCCGACGTTTGCCAATACTGGCAGCACGGCGCAACTGCAACAGAATGGGAAGAACATTTTCCCGCTGACGCTGTTGGAGTGTGTGCGTGGCAGGGAAAATTTGGCGCCGGGTGGGTTTGGGCTAGGCACAGTTGCTGTTAACATTTCGGACCTGAATGATGCCACAAAAAACGGATGGTACATGAATGCTGCGGGTGGAGAAGCCGTACACGCTCCGGACAATGTTGCTGGTTGGCTTGTACTGGTGTGCGCATACGCTGATGAGATTGTGTTTCAAACTGCATATCGCTACGGGAGTGACGAGGGCCTGATAAGTGCTCGGCGATCCCATCACTATCTTTTTGGAGGGTGGCAGCCTTGGGAGTGGATCAATCCCCCCACTCTGTTGGGCGTCGAGTACCGCACCGTGGAGCGATACAACGGAAAGCCTGTGTATGCCAAAGCAATCAATTTCGGTCAGGCACCAAATGCCACATACAAAGAAGTCTCTCATGGGATAGAAGATTTCAGCCAGCTCGTCTCATATACAGGGATGATGGGAGGCGCCAATCTGATCGAAGCCCCTGCGCTTGACAATATTCTGATCAATGCCTCAATTATCCGGATCACGACAAATACGGATGCGTCCGGAAGCTATGTATATCTTGTCTTGCGTTACATAAAAACAACCGATTGAGGAGGGCGCCATGAAGATCATCAAATACCAGCTGGCGACAGAGATCAACCACGGCACCCCTGAGGAGCCGGACATCGAGACGGTGCTCTCCGGTGTTGCGATGCCCTACACGGAGGCATCTTACGCCATCGCCCAGACGGAGGCATATCAAGGGCAGATTACCGTGGAGGATGATGGACAGCCGGAGCCGGAACCTGAACCGGAGTATGTGACCTATGCGGAGCTTGCGAAAGCAATCAGAGAGGGCGTGAACGCGGTATGACAGACAAGCAGTTTGTACTTACCACCATGCGGGATACCGGGCTTGCGAGGGCACAGACCCTCCAGGCCCAGGTTTCGGACATGACCGGGACGGAGCTGTATGCCTCCGAGGACTACATCCCCAGCTTTACGGCGGCCTGTGACGCCATGAACATGCTGGAACGCAAGGCGGGCTTTGTCTGCCGGTCTACGGCGGGGCGTGTGGTGCGTCTCCTCCAACCCTATGACAGCACCATCTACACGGACGAGCCGGAGGAACTGCCCGCACAGTGGGGCTTTGCGTGGAGTACAGACCCGGCCAAGGCCCTGCCGTTTATCGCCGTCTCCACTTCGCCGTATATGACCGGGGACTGCTGCACCTATGACGGCCACGTCTGGCGGTCCGGTCAGGACAACAACGTGTGGGAACCCGGAAGCGTGGGCGTGAAGTGGGAGGATTTAGGGGAGGTGTCCAATGGCTGACGAGAAGTGCGTTAGAGACCCCCGGCATGACTGCTTTGGCCTGGAAGCAGCAGCCCGTCTGGAGGGGCGTATCAAGGCTCTGGAGGACTGGCAGCAGGACTCCAAGAAGTTCCATAATTCGTTCTATGACTGGCAGCGGGAACAGATTGCCCGAGACGCCAAGCTGGACGAGCAGCTTTCCAACATGGATAAAAACATCGAAAAGCTTCTGGCAAAGCAGGAGGAACAGACGGCAAAACCAGGGCGCCGCTGGGAGGCCATTNCTTTGACCGGATGCGGGAACTGGAAAAGGCGGAGGCCGCCCGGAATGAGCAGTACGACAACATCATGGAGAAGCTGGACCGGCTGATCGCATGGCAAGAGGCCGAGCAGGCCAAGCCGAAAAAGCGGTGGGAGGCCATCGTGGACAAGTCCGTGTGGGCGGTGCTTGCGGCTGTGATTGCGTTTATTCTGGCTCGCATTGGGCTGTAAAAAAGCGACGCCCCCGAAGGAGCGCCGCAAGCCCGTAGTATTCGTTGTCTCCGTCCATTGCGACTTAACGCGGAGGGAGCGCTATCAAAACAGCACACGTCTGCACAACGGGCAATAACATCTTACATCATTAGAAACCGGCGGTCAAGCCGGATATTTGAAAGGAGCTACCAATCATGAACAAGACCATCAATAACATCATCGATGACTTCAAGAGCGGCAAGATTACTGCGGAGGATGCCAACAAGCTGCTGGTTGAGGCTGGCGCCGGATTTTCCCTGAACCCCGAAAAGAACCCCGACGGCGGATGGACCGAGGCAGAGATGGCGGAGGGATTCCTTCCCGGCGAGGAAAAGAAACCTCTTCCGGACAAGGTAGACATGG